ATTTTACATCGTACCCAGTATCGTTTACCCCAACGGTAACTGTATTGTCTATTTGCACAGCCCCATCAATATCTACTGCATCTAAATTGGCTGTTCCATTAACATCTATATCGCCTTCAAGGTCAATATTGTCAGCAACAACTAAATTCCCGTCTGCTACGTCTAAAGCTGTTTGTCCGTTTGTTCCTGTTATTGTTAGCTTTTCTTCCGAAGAATCCCAAGTAAGATTATCTCCAGAAGTGCCACTATAAAAAATTACGTCTTGACCTGATCCATCTGAGCCTACGGTAACAGTAGAGCTAAAGGTCATGGCTGAAGATAGCGTATCAATCGCACCTTCAATAAATGTTTCAAAATCGGAGAGAGCAACCTGAACTATGGTCCCATTGTCATTAACAATTAACCTGTCAGCTGCGGCTAGAGTTGTGGATGTGGCAGAGGTGCCACCATCAAGTAGTAAAGCTTCGGCAGAGGTTACATTAGATACAGATACATCGCCACTACCATCAGACACTAGTAGACGACTAGCTGTAAGATTAGCCATCTTACTGAAGGCAATAGCAGCTGAAGAATTTACATCTGCATCTACAATCGCTCCATCAACAATTTGAGCAGAGGTTACTGTCTCATCTTGTACGGGGCTATTCCCTATATATGCCATTTATATCTCCTATGTACTTACTGCGTCAACAGTTGAAATCCAAGCATCAATTCCGTTTGCAGTACCGCATTCAGCTAAAAGTCTATCCCCACTCATAAGAATTACTTTTGAACCACCATCGATAAGCTCTAACGAACCACCAGCGGGAACAGGTGCATCTTTAACTAGGTAATAGTCATCATCACCGCCACCATCGTTATGTTCAACATAAACGTCAACCGTTACAGCTGCTGTTGTTATGTTGGCAACACGAATACCTACTACAGCGTCATCACTGTCCACCGTTCTTAAGACGGTTTCTGAGTTTGATACTCTTATTCCTGCACCTTCAAAATCTTGTGCCATTTTGTTCTCCTATAATGCTACTGCCATAGCGACAGCAAAGCCTTTCGTTGCAGCTGAATTTGCAGCCCATTTGACACCACCTGCGACTGAACTATCAGCTGTTAAAAGATAATCATTTGTTCCTACAGCTTTAACTCCCATAGATCCAGTGCCCGTACCTGTAACGATACCTCCTTTGGCTATTGCAGAGATATCTGCTTCAATTCCACCTACCTCATGCTTTAATGTGCCATCAGAAGCCGTAAATGCCGTTATAGTGGTCGGATCTCCACTTCCATCGCCTACAACCACCACTCCATCGCCAAGTACCGACATAGCCGTAACTGCGCTTGTTCCACTGCCTAATAGTATTCCACCATCTGTTAATGTGCTCGCACCTGTACCACCATCCGCTACCGCCAAATCTGTAATGCCACTAACTGCTCCACCTGTAATTGTCATATTCGCAGAGGCCCACGCGCCTGTTAATGTAGCTGTAGTCCCATTACCAGATATATATTCTCCTCCGTCATTGTCATAAATATATAATTTATCTACTACAACAAGATCTCCATCTGCTATCTTTAATGCTTGTTGACCATCGGTACCTGTAATTGTTAAACATTCTTCAGATGAATCCCATGCCATGTTATCGCCACTGGTACCTGAGTAAAATGTTACATCGGCTCCACTACCATCTGACCCTACTACGAATCCGCTTGTAAATGTTGATGAATCATCTGATGTAAGGGCACCTACTCTTAAATTAACATGATCTGTTACAGTAACATTGCCTGAAGTTGTTCCTGCTTCTGTCGCAGATTTAATAGTTGCAAACGTATCAGCAGACTCATCCCATATGAATGCCATATTCTGCGTATTGCTATTTGAACCATCTCCCCTGGTAAATACAACACCTTGGTCGTATGCACTTCCAGTGTATCCTTGGGCAAGTTTTATTAAACTGTCCCCGATTGTCAATGTACTGCTAGAAACAGTCGTAGTTGTACCTGACACGGTAAGGTCGCCTGTCACAGTAAGATTGTCTGCAACGGTGACTTCTGATGTTCCGTGCCCTATTGTGACTGCAATACCAGATGACTCTGTTGCAATCTTTAATGCTCCTGTAGAATTAGTTATATATGAATTAGATCCATCGTGATATAATTGCATATCGTCAGCAGCACCAAGTTTAATATTGGCACTATCTGGCATATCAATATGAGTTGTTGGTGAAATAACTCCTGTAACAGCTAAGGTACTGCCCATTGAGACTGCACCTGATAATGTTAATGCCCCAGCAACGGTCAATGTGGACCCGTCACTTGACATATATTCACCGCCTCTATCGTAGAAGTATAGTTTATCTACGACTCTTATATCACCATCTAATACATCTAATGAGGTTTGACCATTTGTTCCTGTGATATTTAAAACTTCTGCTGAGGCATCCCAAGTAAGGTTGTCCCCTGAAGTCCCTGAATAAAAAATTACATCTGTTCCACTTCCATCACTCCCAACTGTGACTGTTCCTGTTACAGCCGCATTCCCAGTAACGCTTAAATTGTCAGCAACGGTAGTCTCTGATGTAGTATGCCCGATTGTAACAGGTGCACCACTTACCGTTCCTAGCTTTACTCCATGGGAAGTATTTCCTGCCGATATTGTTATACCGCCAGCATCAGATAATAATTCGATTGAAGCTGCTCCAGTTCCCTGGTCAGATTGTATATAAATTGTTTCACTTGTTCCACCATCTGCAATTAGCTTAATTGATTTAGCAAGATTGGCGGTTGATTTTAATTCTACACCACCAGCGTCAGACAGAACCTCAACTGAGGAGGATCCTTCTGTTACACTAGTTCCTTGGTCGTTAAATATTTGTATTGATGAAGTGGTCCCACCGTCAGCTGTAATGTTTACAGCGTTGGCAAGGTTTGCAGTAGAACGTAGCCCTACACCACCCGCATCTGAAAGAATGGTTACAGACTCAGCTCCCTCAGTGACTGAAGTGCCTTGATCTGAATGTATCTTTACTGTTTCTGACGTACCTGCATTAGCACGAAGATATATGGAAGCTGCTTCGTTGACAGTAGAGGTAATATTAATATTTCCTGTTGCGTCTATTGCCAGATCTGTTCCATCTCCCTCAATCTTTTGATTTGAAGCATGACCAAATGTCAACCCTACATCAGCAGGAATATTAACATCGCTAGTTGCCGTAAGGTCAATATCTGCCCCACTAGCAAGCGTTAAGTCTGTACCGTCTGATTGGATGTATTCTCCACCCTCATCGTAGAAATACATTCTACCACGAGTATCTGAGAATCTTACAACTTCATATCCATCATATTGCTGTATTACCAAATCTTTTGAATCATTCTTTATTTGGAAAATAACATCGCTAGAGGAATTATGAATACGGAGCATCTCATCTCCATCGTCCTCATATGCTACTCCGCTCCCAGCCGTACCTGCGTCTAATGTAATCCCGCCTGCTGATTCTATATTAATAGAGTCTATCGCAGTTCCATCTGATACAATATCTAAGTCACCATCAGCATTTGATGCTATATATAAACCAGTATCTCTGAAATATAACTTAGCATTTGAAGTTATTTGAGCGGCAGCACTACTTAAGTATAAGACAGAATCTGTTGCCTCTCCATCAGATATAACTCGTAATGTAGAATCAATTCCACTATTTGAGTTTGATACCTGAAGAAGATCCTTGTAGGTGCTCGCTATTGTTTGTCCAGTTAATGTAGCCATATTATCTTAAATCGAATGTCCTTACTGCTCTCAATCCACCTATCTTATCTCTACGTCTTGTTCCAAATTTGACTAAGGCATCTTTCCATTGTTTCTCATGCACCATTGATAAATTCATTGCAGTTGCCGATGTGTTTGGATCCGCTGAAGATCCTGCCCTGTCTATATAAAGCTTTGATTTCACATAATCCACAATATTGGCGTGCATTGCGTTATCTATGTCTGGATAATCTGAAAGTTCGTCAACTGTGTTAGGTTCTGCGTAATAATGAATTAATACTCCGTCAGTCACCGCCTCATCGATTGCTTTCCAATCGCCAGACTTTGAGTGAACGCTTGTAGAATCTGTTCCCTCTGTTGTGATGATTGCAAGCTTATCACCTACGATAAACCAAGCAACATCATTTTCTGGATGTTTATGATTACTTGCCATTATGTTATGTCCATTTTTAGTATTTCACCATCGAGCATTCTTGGGGTTTTAATATAGTCCCCAGCAGAATCCATAAAATCAACTCTGAATACTTTATTAATATCCACCGAGGATCCAGTGTCTGACAGGTCATACCACATCTGATCTTTGACCGTCGTTGCTTTTGCGTACTCTACTTTAGTTCTATATAACCCAGCTTCTAATAATGCGTCATTTATTAAATTATATAAATAAGTTTCAGGAGCTTCGGGGAATGTTTGCCTTATCCTGCTAATAATGTTTTTTACGGTTAATCTTCTTACAGCCATGTTAATCGAAATCTTCCCAATTAAACTGTTCCATAGCACCCCAGCTACCCGCCGTCAGTTCCGCAGACTCTTCCCATTTATTTCCCGCTAAATCAAAGTCGGTAGACGCTGTAAGCCCAACCTCAGAAAAGGATGTACTCCCAGTTAAAGATACTTCAGTAAAAGTTGTTTCAGTTGTTAGTGTTGTTGTTGTAAATGCCATTACGATGACATCACAATCTGCAAGCCTTTATCATAATCAGCTTGTAATTTTGCTTGTTGCCCTTGATACCATTGATATTTCTGACTATCTCTAGCAACCCTTGCTTGCGCTTCAGAAATAAAACCTTGAGCCTCGGAAGAAGCTACTCCAGAAATAGCTGACCATTCTGATAAGTGTTGTTGTGCTCTGTTTAATTCTGCTGCAGCAATTGATAGTGCTGAACTAGTTAATTCTATATCCTCACTACTCTGTGCCCCAAAAGCATCTGTAGTAGAAGATGGGGCGTTTCCATTTATTATATCTGAGGCTTGGTCTAATGCATTCTTAACTCTCGTTAATTGAGCAGTGCCCGCAGTAAAAGTTTCACTATCTCCCCAATTATAACTTGCTATTCTATCTAAAGCTGTATTTATTAAAGCTAAAGCTCCTGTACTTGCATGGTCTATACTATCATTAGAGAGAAAATTTCCCATTGTGTTTTGTAATGCCTTTATAGCGGCATACAAAAGAACTAAGTATTCTGCTTCATCTGGAAACTTTGTTATAGAACTATCGCCATAGGCTACAGTTGGATATGCTAAAGTTTGAACGGTGGCCCCTTCACTTGATGGTTCTGGATATATACTTAGTATATTGTTCACAACCCACCAAACAGGATCTGTTGTGGTTCCATATGACATATCTGCACTATCTTGTGCTCTACCGCTCATTGACGAGGGTACCCTTCGGCAAGGTTGGTTGATAGTCCCATCGTCACGCATAACACCCAATACTTCAGATCCGCCAAGCGTTAAATACGTTGTGCTGTTATCAAGTGCACTGGATGTAGAATACATCATTTTCTTATCTATTGGTAAAGCAGTGAGTATTTCTTTAGCTCCATCAGTTAAGAACTGGGTTAGTTCTGTTTGCGTTGGAGCACTACTGCCATCAATAGATAAGCTTGTGAGCCCTTCTACCTGTGCTTCAAAAGTAGCCATTTAAAGACTACCCTGTATAAACTATAATTA